CGAGTCACATCCAAATGCACCCATATGTTCGTTACCTGGATACTTAACACCATTCTTTTCTATTACACGGTTTTGTAAGTTTGCAGGTGGTACCCAACTAACTTTAAATCTTCCGTTTGGGTTTGGACTAAAAATAACTTTGCTATCTTGTATGCCGTTTTCCCAGTTAAAGCTTCCCACAGTAACACCAGCTAAGCTTTCAATATCGTCATTATAATCTACTTGTTCGTATATTTTTGCTAAATTAAATATACTGTTTTTTGTTTCGTCCCTGAACGCGTGCTCATCGGTGCGCGGGAACTGCCTGTAATATTCGTTTAAGCCGTCCTGGTCGCCTTTTAAACCATCAACCTCGTTATCCCAGTGCTCAATAACTCCGACGTCTATAACGTCTCCGTATGGTCCCTCGACTGGTTCTTTTGGCGTATCAAATACAGGGTGTCCATAAGAATCAATGAATCCTTCGTAATTCCACTCCATAGGTATGAACAAAGAATACAATCCTGAGCGAGTCTGTCCGTTGCGGTTTCTTTTTGTGACGTTTGAATCATTGTACAATTTTTTAAAGTTTTCACCGCCTTTGTCTAGTGCGTTTGATGTTGAGCCCATCATGCACTTACCTATAACTCTGCTACCGAGTCTTAATGTTGTTTTGGTAACACGCCAGTTGTTTAATATATTATCAGGCCTTTCCCATTTGCCGGATTCATCGTGTACCAGCAGTTTTAGTTTTTCACCATCATAACTGTTATCACCTGTGTTTTTCCAGTCAATAGTTGTGTCAAGGCCCTCGAGCTCTTCTCTTTGCTGGCCTGATTGTATAGACTTTCTTGTCAACTTAGACGCTGGAACTCTATACGCTAATTCTGTTTTTGGACGGTCCATACCGTCTTGTATTGGTTTAAAGAAAAAAGGATAGTTTATTGAAATTGGTACAACCTTATCTGTAAACATTTTTTTCGCATCCCCACCAGATTTGGACAATATTCCAAACCGTGCGTCGCTTGATATTGTAGCCCAGTTAACGGTTTCAGCTGATGCCATAAACGAAAAGCCTGAACGTCTGTTTTTGAGATAGCACATACCATAACTTCTGGAGTCTGCTTTGCAAGCTTCCCAGAAAATGAAGAAAAGTCTGTTCGCTTCCCTAAACTCTGGTGCCCCAACATCAATCTTGGTCCACTGCAAGTACATGTAATTAGTACCAGTAATGTAAGTAGCCACATCTCTATTATAGAACCAATGGCCTTCTTCGCGTCGTTTGAATTCTTCATCTATGTATGGTTCCCACATTTCTTGAAATTCTTCTGGGTAATTTTTCCAATCAAATATGGTTTTTATTTTACTTAGCTCTTTTGGATAATCTGATTTAAGCCATTTATTATCGCCCTTACCTAATTTAGTTGGGGCTGGCGGCAATGCTATTTTAAGGTTTTGTATTTCGTATACTTCACCTATTTGTCCGGTTTTACTTATAACAACAATATCTTCTTCTTTGTCATAACCGTATTTCCACCGCTTAGCTTTGTTAAATCGCTTTAGCTTGTTTATTTTAATAGGCTCTACGACCTTATATAAAGTTTGCTGATACATTACTTACTTCTTTTTTCAGCAAAGCCTTTAAACGCTTCTTTTTTTTCTTCGCGTGGTTTATTTTCTAAAACCGCTTTTTCTTCTTGTATGCGATTTAATATTTCAAACGCATCAAATATTGCAAGTTTTTTTGTAGCTGCGGCATTTTTAAGTCTATCAGCAGATACATCGTCTTCCGTGTTAGTGATGATTTTTTCTTCAGCTACTTTAATTAGCTCATCAACCGCTTTGTAGCCAGCTTGGATTATACTCGACTTCGTTTCCTTGATATTCATATTTAATTGTAATAGATTCGGTATGTACCCTGTATAATCTTTCATCATCTATAATAAACTCATAATTTGATGTAGGGGTAAAACCAACAAGTGTACCGGCTTTTATACCATTTTTTTCAAGCGCGTTATCGGCATACTTTACAATACCAACGCATGGTTTTTCTTTATCCGTATTTAAATTATCATCGGATGCTAATGGCTTAACAAAACAAAATCCTTTTGGCGCGTGCCATTTGTCTTTACGCTTATATAAAAAAATTTGGTCAGTCGTTATAAAGTATTTGTCTTCTTCAAAATAACTTGATGAATTCTTTTCTTTACCGCGAACATCGTACCACCGGCGAAAAACATTATGATGAACGATTACTTCGTCACCTTTTTTAATATCTGTTTTTTCTGCAACCGGTGTTTCAAGTACAATAGCATTCCTGCTAATATACCTGTGATCAGATATTTCTGTATTTAATATTAATTCGTTATCGCCAATTTGTTTTTTGTTATTATAACGCTCTTCTTTTGGCTCAACTATAAAATTAAAAATGCTTCGCATTAATATTCTAGATTATATTCAACCGCTACTGCCATGTTTTTATTAAAGTCTTTCCAAGGCAATACTTCGTTGTTCTTTTTAATATAAATACTGTATTTGTTTTCTTCTTCAACTATATCGCAAATAGTATGCCCTCCGTAAACCTCTTGGCCTACGGAGTAGTGCATAGCTTCATTTTTATAGTCTCTCCCGATACTAATCTTTCTTATCAGATTCATTTTCTTCCGGGATTACTGTGTAAGTTCCGTCTTGGATATTTACGGATACTTTGCCGTATTCTTCTTCAAGTTCTTTTTGGAACGTTTGTAATTGTGATTGGATTTCAGCGGTTTGGTGCAATAGGCCGTGTTTTTCAACTTCTAGTTGGCCTAGTTGCATTTGTGCTTGGTTTAAGGTTTGTACGAAACCTTGCAATTGCTTTAATTGCTCTTCGGTTATTTTTGCGTCGTTAGACATAATTTAATTTAATTTAATTGTTAATAATAGTTATGCAGTTGGCAACTGCTTAGTTACACTTGTAGGTGTAATTTTTTCTGTAATTTGTGCGTCAAGACCTGCTTTTATAGCGTCAACATCAAGATCACTTGCTTCTAGCCAAGTTTCCACAATTTCTTGCGTAAGATCTTCAAAAGCAGTAAAACCATCTGTATCAGGAGCGCTAACAGTTTGTGTGCCGATAGAATTAGCCGTGTAAGCATTTCCGCTGTCATCAAGCTGATCTGAAGTAGCCGTCAATCCCCAATGCACGTTGTAAACAACATCCGTAAGTGAATCTTGTGTTGGATATGTATCCAAAGCGTTAATTGCCCAAGAATATGTATTTGCCATTTTATTTATTAATTAATATTTCTATAAAATTATTATCACGCAATGTTATAGTTGTGTAAATTTGCAATATATAAATTACTTTATATATTTATAATTATGTACAAAGGTACCTATCTATAATTCTACCGCCTGATACCCTATAACTAAACGAAGTAATTTTATACCACCCGTCCGGTGCCTGAACGGTGGCACATGAGTCGCTCCATGCATATACGTAACTACTGCTGTAGCCACCGGGAGTGTTGTTCGTAGTGTATATTGTGGCGGAGGTGGTGCTTGAACACGAGGACGAGGCTACTCCTGCATAATAACAAGTGTAAGGTCCGTAATCTGCCCCAGGGCAAGTGTAATCATGGTCATATCCATACCACTCACTCATTTTATGAGGCGTGGAAGTGTTAGGATAATTTGGGCTATCTGTATTTGTAGCATCAAAGCTAACCCCGCTGCCCTTTGTATTTCCTCCATTTACAAGGTCATACATAGAATATGGAGCTGTGGGGGTTAACGTAGAGCTGTAGTTATCATAAACTTTTTCTCTGGCTAATCCGCGAATTGATAAAGTGCCACTACTTGGAACCGCCATTAATTATAGCTTTAAGTTCGTCAATTTGTTTTTGCTGCTCTTTTATAGCTTCAATTAGTACAGCTGTTAACTTTTGATAATCTACAGCTTTATAGCCATTATCTCTAGTTTTTACTATTTCCGGTAAAACTTTTTCAACATCTTGAGCTATAACCCCAATTTCTTTTTTCCCTACTTCTTTATTGGATTTTTCATTCCATTCAAAAGTTACACCACGTAAAGCTTTTATTTTTTCAATAGAATTAGGTATTAAATTAATATTATCTTTTAGTTTTTCATCTGATGTAGCATATGCAATTACATCACCTCTAAAATTAACATCATTGCTATTATATTGATACCAAATTACAGCGGTGTCTACGCCATCTGCTCTCCTAAAAAATGTTATTTTATCTGAGCCGATTGTACCTGAATCAAACGACGCAGGGCTACCATCACCATTATATGCTACGCCGCCACCATATGTGTTGCTCTGTCCAACATACATATAACCCGTTCCTTGAGATGATCCGTATGCTTCGAACCCCACTTGATAACTATCGCCTGATTGTGCTCTTACGGCCACATTGGAAGTAGCGCCAGTGTGCCCTACCTGCAATAATGATTGAGGATTAGTCGTTCCAATACCGACGTTACCAGAACTATTTAAAATCATTTTGTCAGAATTGGCAATCCTAAACCATATATTTTTTCCAGTATTAGCATTAATAAAAGTCTGTCCGTCCTCACTTTGTAGTAGCGCGTAGGCTTGTGCGTTG